TGGCTCAGGGCGACTTTGATACCGCCGCCGGCGAGCCCATGCCCGAACTGCGGAGTGAGCGCGACCGAGCCCAGGGCCCACTGCCGGGCGACGCCGATGTAGTCTTTGGCTTTCTGGACCGCCATGCGTCAGTCCTCCTTCTGCCGGCGCCTTCTGCGCGCGACGGGTTTGCCCATGCCGATGTGGATGAGGTGAGCGAAGACCGCCTCCTCCGAGTCCGTCCAGGCGGTGTGCGTGCCGGGTCCGTAGTCGAAGCGCTGTCGTCCGCCGGCGAGTGAGAGCTCGCCGTGGACGTGCGTCGAGAGTCGGATGCGCATGCGCGCTGCCATGCGTCTATCGTGCGGGGCGCGTCACCCGAGGCGCGTCACGCGCTCGTTGCGATCGCGTAGGTGACGCTGACGGTGACGCCGTACTGGCGGCGGTACTCGTCGGGGATCGCGTACTCGCCCTCGAGCTTGGTGACGAAGGCGCGCTGCACGACGCCGCCCAGGGTGTGGTCGGCGTGGATCGCGTCCTCGACATAGCCGACGAGCACGAGGGCGTCGTCGCGCATGTCCTCCCAGTTGCCGGCGGCGGTGACGACGCAGCGCACGAGGACGGTGCCGCCCTCGTCGCGGAGCTCGCCGCCGGAGATGTAGCGCGGGAGCTCGGCCTCGAAGACGCCGTCGACCCAGATGTGCCGCTCGCGCAGGTCGGCGCCGGGGTGGCCGAGGTCGCACGGCACGTCGACGCTGTTCGTGGTGAGGACGAGCGCGACCGCCGTGACGATCGCGTCCTGCACGTCGGGGATGGCGGCGCGGAAAGTGGTCATGCGACGGCAGGCCTCGTGCGCCCGTAGCGCTCGATCACGCGGTCGACCTCGGGCAGGCCGGTCGGGCGCTCGCGCCCGGCGACGCTGACGCGGAAGACGCCGAGGTCGGTCGAGAGTGAGGTCGCGCGCGGCGGGAGGGCGACGTCGGGCGTCGCGTACTCGCCGGCGAGCAGGAGCGCGGCGTTGGTGACCGGCGCCGGCGGCCGGTCGTAGCCGTGAGCGTAGTGCAGGGTGACGACGTCGCCCTCGTCCCAGAGGTCGGCGTCCGCGCAGAAGACGATCCCGGCGCCGACCTGCTTGTCGCCGACGGTGAGGGTCGCGACCTCGGCCTCGGTGAGCTCGGTGGCCGTGTCGCCGTCGTCGACGGTGACGGCGTAGAGCTCGCGGAGGGCGACGTGCGGGAGGATGAGGCGCGTCTCGTCGCGCCAGGTGCCGACGGTGACCGCGGCACGGCCGCCGCGCGGGACGAAGGCGACGCCGCATTCCTCCTCGAGCCGGTCCTCGGCGACGACGCGGACGGCGCGAATCTGCGCGGCCGTGAGCTCGTCCAGGCGCCGGCCGCGGGCCTTGAACTCGGCGATCGTGAAGAGGTGACCGCCGCAGACGTCGAGCGTCGTCTGCCACGAACGGGCGACGGCCGGCGTGCCGACGTAGCTCGTCCAGGTGAGGACGTAGGTGTCGTAGGCGGTGAGCTTGGTCGGGTCGAGCGTGTAGGAGAACGTCTTACCGTCGACCGAGAGTGAGCCGACGCCGGCGGCGACGACGGTTTCGCCGGCGCCGTCCTCGATCTTCACCGCGACCGAGGTCTTGCAGACGACGGCGGTGCCGTCGCGGTCGACCGGGGCGAGCGTGAGCGAGGCGGCCTCGCCGAGCAGGACGCGGTCTAGTTGCGCGGTCGGGATCGCGCTCATGACGCAGCCTTCTCGAGGAGCTCGATGAGCTCGGCCTTGCTCATGCGGGTCGAGACGTCAAGGCCGCGCGCCTTGGCCTCGACGAGAAGCTGGGCGCGGAGCATGGTGCGGAAGGCGGGGGGCTCAGGCTTGGGTTCGGGCGCCGGCGCCGGCTTCGCCTTGGCCTTCACCGCGACCTCCTGCGGGAGGACGTCCTTCGTCTCGGTGTGCCTGACGGCCGCGGCGGCGTTGAGGCGGATGAGGCGCTCGTACTCGGCTACCGGCACTTCGCTCCCAGCCGGGTAGGCGAGGAACCTCGTGTTGGTGCGGGGGTCGTGATCGTAGAGCCGAACCTTGGTGCGGATGAGCGAGCGCGCCATCGTGTCCTCCCTGCGGTGGTCGTCTCAGTGTGCGGCCGGCGTCACCCGCGCGAGCAGGCGGCGGAGCTTCGGCAGGTCGCGGTCGGCGACCTCGCGCTCGCGCAGGTCGTCGTCGAGCGCCGGCAGGTCGTCGGGCTTGAGGCGCTCGAGGTCGAGCCAGGAGTCGAGGACGATGCCCCAGCGGCCCTCGTAGATGCGCGCCGCCTCGAAACCGGGGTTGGTGCCGACGGTCGGGATGCCGGCGGCCTGGTAGAGCCAGGACTTGTTCGGCCAGGCGAGGCGCACGTACTCGACGGCGGGACTCGGCACGCCTTCCGTCCAGAAGACCTGGAGCCCGGCGCCGTACTGACTGAGCTCGCGCAGGATGTAGCGCTCGTTGACCGGCTTGTGGACGACGCAGCCGGCGCGGCGGTACTCCTCGTCGACGCCGCCGCGCGTCGTGACCGGGTAGACGTGGACCTGCCAGCCGCCGCGGATCGCGGCCTCGAAGATGAGCCGGTTGGAGCGGTAGCCCCAGGGTGTGTGGACGGCGTGCATGGGGCCGATCCCGCCGGCGTAGACGAGGGTGCGGCCGGGGAGCTTGACGAGGGGCTCGAAAGCGAGGTCGGAGCGCAGGGGGCGGAGCGGGATGACGGTCGTCGCCGGGAGGCGATAGCGGGGCTTCGCCCAGACGCGCAGGGGCTCGGTCGCGAAGACGACGCCGAAGGCGCCCTCGAGGAGGGCGCGCTCGCTGCGCGCGGCCTCCGTCTCGGGGTCGCGCATGGCGGCGAGGTCGTGGGCGATCGTCAGCCAGGGCCGCTCGAGGTCGCGGGCGATCTCGTAGTGGCGGAAACGGTCGGCGCGCACGGCGCAGAAGTCGGCGGCCCGCACGCGCTCCCCGAGCGCTGGGTCGTCGGCGCGCACGACGTCGACCTCGCAGGCGAGCTTGAGGAGCTCGGAATACTTGTAGGCAGAGCCGACGTAGTAGTCCTGGTCGACGCCGAAGTTCGGCCGGCGCGGGAGGATGAAGGCGCAGCGCATGGCTCTATGCTCGCTGGTCGCGGGCGCGGGGGCTGAATCGTCTAACGGGCGAGGGCGCCCGGTCACTCCGACCGGGCGCCCTCGGTGAGCGCTAGGCTGTCAGCCGCCGTCTCAGCTACCGAAGTCGGTGAGCTCGCAGACGGCCTTCGCCTGGGTGACGAGGTTGGCGAAGCGGCCCTGCGCCATCCACATCAGCTTGTTCTTGGTGAAGAAATCGCTGTGGGAGTCGCTGACGCTGACCTGCACGCCTTCGCGCACGTAGACCTCGACGACCGACAGGTCGAGGACGATCGGCGTGCCCTCGGTGACCGAGGTGTGGACGATCGGGCGCATGCCCCAGATCGACTGGGCGCCGTCGCTGAGCGGGCCGCCGAAGTAGTAGCGGTCCTCGGCGTCCATCGCGAGGATAACGCGCTCGTAGTCGTTCGGGTGCAGGAGGATTCCGTTGGGCGCGTAGTTCGCGTAGGTGTTGACGAGAATCTTCGTCTTCGCCTTGTGAATCTGGGCGAAGACGTCGTCGGCGCCGCAGTCCTGGGTCAGGATGCCGCTCCAGTTGGCGATACCCTTGACGTTCGGCGGCGTGCCGTTGCCGTTGATGACCTGGCTCTGGAGGCGGGTCTTGACGCCGCGCACGAGGCGCTCGTTGATCCAGGCCTCAAGGCGCGGCTCGTCCGACAGAAGCTGGCGCGTGCTGGGGATCACGAAGGGAATCCACTCGCAGGGGACGGTCCCGCTGTCGAAGTCGAGCGTCCCTTCGCTGGCGATCGAGGCGTCAGTCTCCTCGTTGGTCTCGGCGGCGGTGTTCGTGAACGTCTTCTCGTAGACGTACTCGACCGTCTCCTTGTCCGTCGGGATCATGCGCACGACGTCGAGGATCGTGAGCGGCGCCTGGGGGAGCGGGATGATGCCGGGGCGCTGGAAGTTGATCGACGGGTAGTCGGTCGTGTTCATAACGGTCTTGGTCTCGACCGCGCTGGCGAGCTCGACGCCGGGGGTCACGCCGAACTGCATGCCCTTGCGCTCCTGGATGTGCTCCCAGGCCTTGGAGTCGATGAAGCGTGAGAAGGGGGTCGCCGGCGTCTCGCTCTTCTCGCTCTTGGCCTCGGCGGCCGGCATGGCCGGGGCGCCGTCGGCGGAGAGCTCCATGAGGCGGTTGTACTTCGCCTGCATGGCGTTGATCTGGTCGCAGAGGCCGTCGTAGGCCTTGCCGGCCTCATCGAGCTTCGCGAAGGCGTCCTCGTTGGTGACGAGGTCGGCGCCCAGCTTGGCCGCGTCGTCGCGCAGCGTGGCGAACTCGGCCCAGGCGCTCTTCGCCTCGGCCTGCTTGGCCTCGAGCTCGCGTCCGAGCTCGCGGACTGTGGTCTTGAAGTCGCTCATTCCGAGAGGCCTCCGTTTCGGGGCTTTGTCAGTAGGTCCGCAAGACGCGCGACGCGCGTCTCGTCTATGGTGGGAGGTGTGTCACCCGCGGCGGCCTCGGGCTCGCCGGCGGGCGGTTCGCCGTCCTCGCCGGCGTCCTCGCTCTTGGCTTCGTCGTCGGACTCGGCACGGCGCGCCAGGGCGCGCTCGGCGCTCGCGACCATGAGGAGTTCCGTCTCCTCGTTCATGCCGAGGAGCGTGGGGCCGACCTCGAGCAGGTCGAGCTCGATGAGCTCGCGGATGTCCTCGCCGTCGACCGTGGCGTCCTTGGCCTCGATCACGTTGTAGGCGAACGAGGCCTGCGTCACCCGGCGGCCCTTGAGCAGGTGGTGGACCTGTTCGGCGAACGGCCGGTCGACGTCCATCTTCGCGCGTACCCAGAGGCCGCTTTTGCCGTCGATCTCGCGCTCGGCGGCGGCGGTGACGACGCCGACGTGGGCGTAGGGGTCGCTCCAGCGGTGCGACCAGATGAAGGGAATCGGGTCGCCCTTCTCTCCCCAGCGCTCGAGCGCCTTCTCGAAGGCGCCGGGGCGGATGACGTCGCCGGCGAAGTCGACGACGTCGAAGACGGCGACGAACATCTCGACGGTACCCTTCGCGTCGCCGATCGCCTTGGCCTCCAGCACCTTCATCGGCGCGGAGGCGCGCTTGTACTCAGTCGTCGGCATCTTCTGTACCTCCGGTGTCGATGCGCCGGCGCTCGCCATGGGCGAAGGCGGCGGCGGTGAGGTCGTCCGTGAGCGTGCGGGCGGCGGCGCCCGGCACGTCCGTCGGCTGACTGCCGGCGGGGACCATGTTCACAGGGACCAGGACGGTGTCGGTCACGCCGGGGATGCCCAGGGGCTTGAGGTTGCGCAGGCGGCGGCGCTCGTCGATCGTCGTCGTCGAGGCCTGCTGCTCCATGAGGGCCTGGCGGGCCTGGCCTTCTGGGTTGGGCTTGAGGATCGCCGCCATGTCGTACTCGACGTAGTAGCCGAGACTCGACCAGACGGGCTCGTCGTCGACGAGCTGCGCCTGCATGGTGGCCTGGACGTCGTCGAGCTTGGGGCCGAGCGAGTCGACGTACATGCTCTCGCGGAGCTCCTCGACGTTATTGAAGGTGGCGCGCTCGAGAATGCCGAGGAACGGCGGCGAGATGTCGAACGCGCTCGCGACCTCCTCGCGGCTGAGCTTGCGCTGGTCGACGAGCGCGAGGTCGACGGCGGAGACGCCGATCGGCTTGTCGTACTTGATACCGGAGTGCAGGAGGGCGAAGCGCGCGCCGGCGTCGGGGCCGGCGTAGAGCTTCGTGAGCTCCTCGCGCATCGTCGCGAGGTCGGCGTCGGAGACGTTGTCGGCGTCGGTCACGAAGGCGGCGCGCGGCGTGATGCCCTGCTCGAGGCTTGCAGCCTGGTAGGTGAGGGCAGCGTCCTCGACCTGGATCGTCCGCCGCAGGGCCTCGAGCGGCGCGATGCCGCGGGGCCAGTGGTAGTGGACGACGTCGGAGGGCGTGAGCGCCCAGGTCTTCCCGCCAAGCTGGACCTTGTAGCCGGTGATGCGGTCGGCGTCGTCGAGGACGAGTTGCACGTACTTCCAGGGGATCACCCAGCGCTCCTCGGGCGGCGCGCCGGCGCTGGGTCGATACTTGACCTCGAGGGCGTGACCGTGCGTGAAGTAGTCCCAGTAGAGGTCCTGGGCGTAGCTCACCCAGCGGGCGCGCTTGTGCGGAATCTTCATGAGCGCGGCGAGGCCTCCGACGTAGACGCGCTGGCGGTCGTCGGAGAGCTCGCCGTCGTAGACCTTGAAGGGGATGCGCGCCGACCAGTAGGTGAGCTTCGTGACGGCGCTGAAGACCCAGGGCTGGGTCTTGACGATCGCCTCGTAGGTCGCGGTGAGGCCCCCGCGCAGGAGGTCGACCGTGCGGGGGAAGGTGTAGTCGTAGCGCGTGCTCGTCGCGAAGGGGAAGCTCTTGCGGCTGACGTGCCGGTTGCGTCCGCCGCTGACGATGACGCTCACGGCGTCACCTCGGCCTCGCCGAGGCGCTGGAGCCAGAGGATACGCTGGCGGGGGACGATGGCGTCGCCGTCGACCTTGGTCTCACCGCCGTCCCAGAGGCTCGCAGCGTGGCGCAGGACGACGCTGTCCTCGTAGACCTCGTAGAGGATGCCCTTGAGCGACTCGTCGCCGTCCAGGTGGAGGACGACCGATTCGCGGGCGAGGGTTTCGATGAGGCGGCTGGTCTTGCGCATGCGCATCTCCTGGCGTCGGGGAACGCTGTCACCTATCCTGCGGCGTCCGTCACCCGACGAGGACGCCGGGCGGCCGGCGGCCGGCCTCGGCCTCGGCGATGTCGACCGCCATAGCGAGGGCGACGGCGGCGTCGATGTGGGCCTGGGCGTCGGCCTTGGTGATGCGCCAGCCGAAGGTCGTCTCCTTGACGGCGGCGTCCATCACGTGGTCGGTCAGCACGGCGTCGCCGCCCTCCCCCCTTCGCGCCTCGGTGACGGCGTCGTAGAGGCGCTGGCAGGCGCGGGCCATGTTCTGGTTGGTCTGCGGGAACTCCTCGATCGGCAGGCCCTCGGCCAGGAGCTCGCGCATGGTGCGCACGAAGTAGGCGCGGTCACACGGCACGCGCCGCACTTTGTAGGCGCTGGCGAGCTCGCGGAGCAGGTTGCCGACGTCGTCGTGGTCGATCGCGCGCATGATGGAGCCGTCGTCCTCGGCGGTGAAGGTGAAGCAAAGCACGTTATGGCGCTTCTCGTCGTCGAACTGATCGAGGACGACGGCGGTGTGGTCGCGGCGCAGCGAAGCGTCGACGGCGATCACGCAGGGGCGCTCGGGGTCGATCGTCGGCAGGGCGCCGCAGGCGGCCCAGTCGTCGTCCGTGAAGATGCGCGCCTCGCCGTGTTGCGGGACGCGGTTGAGATGGTAGCGCTCGAAGCTCGCCAGGGG